GACAGGTATCGCTTTCATCGCTCGTGGACCAAGTATTTCTCCAAACTTAGCGAACTGTCCACTTATCTTTGCCATCGTCTCGGGATTAGACGTCACCTTCTTAGCGATGCCAAACAGTCCCAGCCCTATATCTTTTACTGCCCCTGCATCTTCAGCCGCGAGTCCACCCGTAAGACCTTTCACTATCAACTTTCCGGCGCTAGAGAAGATTCCTGCAGAAGATGCTCCGAGCAGGCCGTTCAACAGGGCAGGGGCAAGAACAGTCAGAGCTGCTCCAGCGAGAGCTTTCTTGCCAATGCTGCTCATCAATGCTTGTTTCAGTCTATCCCAGATCGCTGAGGCTAAATCCTCGAGAGCAGGAACAAGCTTCTCTTTGACAGCCTCGAGGGCCTTCTCCATGGGTGACATCACGACGTTACCCAGGCCATCGGTGGAAACTTTTGGAACTTTTGGATTTCGAATCCAGTCGGTTATCTTTACTATAATCTCAGAGAGTTTTGGAACAAGCCAGGCGCCTACAGCACCAACGACGTTTAACATAGCCTTGAAGAATTTCTTAAATCCTTCGAGGACCTTTTTTCCCGCCGGGGCTCCTTCATCAAAGAAGTTTGTGAAGACCTTCTTGATGTTGTCCATGAAGTCTTCCATCTTGCCGCTGCCACCGACTTTAAAGACGTCAAAAGCCTTCAGGACTCCATCGAACATCTTCCTGAAGCGCTTAGGATCGAACATGTCCTTCAATCCGCCGAAGATGTCTTTAACGCCTGGGAAGAGATCCACGAACATCTTTCCGAGTTTGACGCCGAAGATCGTAGCCTCTCTCATCACGATGTTGATGTTGCGCATCAAACCGATGAACTCTTTGTTCGACTGAACTCCCCTAGCAAATCCTCGGAAGATGTGCGCAAATATTCCGCCGCCTTCGCCGCCGCCGCTTTGAGTGATGCGCTCCATTGCTGTGGCAAGTTCGTGCATCGCCTCTGTCTGAGACAACTGCTTCTTCTCGGCTGACTCGCTAGCAGACGTCATCTCATCAAAAGAAACGCCGGCTTTCTCTTGAGCGAGAACAGTGTCAAGCGTAGAAGCGTCGAGGCCCGTGTTAGCAGCAATGAGCTTTCTCTCCTGGTAGGTGAGATCTTTGAGATCTTTACCCGTCGCTGCAAATTGCTTCCTGAGTATGTCGAGTTTCGCTCCAGGTGACTGAGCAGACATTATCTCTTGGGCGTCGATGTTGAGTCCGAACTGCTCGTTCAACTTTGACGTAGACTCTGCAGCTTCGTCAAAAGTCTCGAACTTATCCATGAGTCCTGTCAGCTTGTCGAGAGAGACGCCCAGCTTTTGAGCGTACGCGGCGTTGGCTGCAATCTCTTTTCCAAGTAGGTGTCCGAATCGAGCGCTGTCCTGCATCGCCTTTCCCATGTCGCGGGACAAGACCTTAGCATTGAGACCCATAGACTTAGCCATGCCGAGCGACAACTTAGTCATGTCATTGAGAACGTCAGTAACACCTGTTCCCATCTGCTGTGCCCTAACAGTGACAGCAGACATCATCTCGTTTGTGAGGCCGAGTCCCTTTTGATAACCGAGAATTGCACCCTCGGCTCCCTTGAATTTTTCTATATTTGCTAGAAAGAGCGGTCCTAAGTCGCCGGCTAGCTTATTGAGCAGTTTCATTCGCTCGGCGACGTTGCCAAACACACGCAACGCACTGATACCAGCACCGGCGAAGCCCTCCATGCTCCTGGCACCTTGAATGACTGTCTGAGACGCTGTGCTGTTTAGGTCTCCGAACTGAGCTCTGACTTCTTCAAGTGCGACAGCCAATTCGTTGGATCCGCCGCCACTCTGGGCCATGCTAAACAGTTTATTTATCATCGTAAACGGAATTGCAATGATTGACTTTGCCACCTTTGTAGCGCCAGAGACCACGGAGCCAAAGAAGCTACCTACTGATTTCGTCAGCGCATAGAGATTTCTGAAGCCCTGACCTAGACCGCTGAGGGCGCTAGCACCTACGATGGCAGCTTTCGCAAACTTGGACTGCATCACAACAGATGCTTTCTTGAGAGATTCTGTGGTAGTGTCCGAAGCCTTACGCGACTTATTCAGCTCATTCGTAACCTTCTGCCAATCTGCTGCAGATTGGGCTGATGGTCCCGTCTTCGTCATATCGATACTAGACATCTGCTGCATCGCATCTCTCAGCTGCGTAACGATTCGAAGTTGATCTTCGAACGCTCTTGTGGCAGCGACAGTGTTGTCTCTCACTGCCTGCATCGCTCGAGCTATCTCTTGTGCTACTCGAGGATCAGGTCCACCAGGATTATTGCCACTCGGATCAGCCATGTCGACTCCCTACGTCAGAGTGGCCAGCGTACGCCGAGGACTCTCTCAAACTCTGCGGCAGACATATTCTTGATGCGCAACTTCTCGACAACAGACTCTACCGAGGCACCGGGCCTGTTGAGCTCGTCCTGGAACCGACGAGACGCCATGAGAGCATTTGCAACCGCTCCGACTTCTTCTCTCGTGCCTCGAAGCTTCATGTTGACAAGCTTTCCAACCAACCATGCTCCACACGAAGCTAGGAAAATCTTTCCTGCGAGGTTGAGTCCGAAAGACAACTCGTTGAGAGACTGCTTCTCTTCTTCTTGGTGCATCTTTGTCTCCTGCACAGGTAAATAGCGGCTCGATGACAAAGGTTGCCGAAATTTATGTGAAACGTCTGAGTCTCGATGGAGAAGACTCTCGTGTACGGCCCATCAGTGCACGGGTCTCTGAGTCATTCTGGTGGAGAGCGCGTGACTGGGTCTGTCCCGATTCGGAAGTCCTGTTGAGCTCTCTGCTTATCCGCTCTATGAACCAACGCTTGTACTGAACAGGCATGTTCTGTACTTCCTCATAGAGGAACCCGCCGTAATACGTGAGCAGGAAGGCGGGTTCCAGTATGACATTAGCTCTATCTTCCGGCTGAAGGCCAAAGAAACGTGACGCCGAGTGGCATGGAGACCTCCTCTGTGTGACCACAAGCGTTGCAAGTAGTGTCCTGCTTCATGACGATACCTGGCTCATTGTCCTTGACGTAGTCCCGGAGTGCTAGAGAGTCTCGAGCAGGCATCACCTTGACGAAGTTAGCGATCTTCGCTCTGTCTTCGATACCGTCGATCGAGATGATGGAGAAGAGAAGAGAGGTAGTGACGCTAGACTCTGTTCCGAGAGCGAGCTTCTTCTGCTTCTCGGCGAGCTGAGACATCTCTTCCTCGTCACGTCCCGTCATGAACTTGAATTTGACGATCTTTCCGCTGTAGGGAAGCTTGAACTCGAAGACGTTAGAGCCCGGAATTGCAGGCTCGATCTCAAGCCGCTTGATAGGAAGAGTGCCGAGGTTGAATGCGTGGGGAGACTTTACAGAGCACTCGGGACATTCCATCTCAACGTTGTACTCAGGACCGTACCCTGTGATTCGGATCGCCACCATCAGTGCATTGCGGTCACCTGACAGCAGGTCAAGTGGATTGATTGACTTATCGATGAGGCATGACTTGATCAGCTCAGAGATGACTGTACCCTTCTTGAGGAGCGCACGAGAAGTGAGGATGTCCTCTTCTTTCGCCGTCATCGCCTTGATCTCAACAGAATCAGATCCGTAGAGTGTAGAGTCAGGGGGATACACCTTGCCATTCGACGGAAGCGGAACGATCTCTTGCGGTATGTCGAGGCCGAAGTCTGACTTCGCCTTGTCCGCAGCTGTCGTCCTGGGCATCCTCGGGTCAACGCCCGCCGGCAGGCTGGTAATTCCCTGTCCAAACACTGCGTTCTTCTGCTCTCTGTCTTCACTCATGTGTGTACTGTCTCCTGATCTATAAAACTAAACAAAGTCTGACAGGAGTAAATAGCAGAACCCACAAATGACATCCGGAAAATATCGTATAATGTCGTCACAGTTTACTTCTTGACATATTTATCGAAACAAAGGTGAGTCAATGGCACTAAACTATCCGTCACAAGGTGAGTTCTACGCAGGAGCGTATTCTATATCCGCTTCTCCATTCGTAACTTCTTCTACAGTCGCTCTCGGCTCTGTCAAAGAGATCTCGTTCGGCTACGTATCAAAGTTCATCGTGATCAGAAACACGTCCGACGCCGGTGTACTTGCTGTGTCTTTCACGGCGAACGGATTGATTCCTGCCAACTCTAACTTCTTCCTCCTGAACGGTGGAGAGTCGTTCTCAGGAGACCTGAGGACGGACAGAGTGTTCTTATCGGGCTCCTCAGGCGCTTCGACGGGATTCTCAGTAGTGGCGGGTCTCACCACGATCCCGTACAAGAACCTCACTCCCATCACGGGATCCAACGGATTCACTGGCGTGGGGTGACATGAACACCGGATTCAACCAGGCTTTCGGATTCTCACAGTCCTGCGGATTCGGCAACGGGTTCTCTTACGTCGAGCCGGTGTACGTGAGCGGGATAAAGAAAGACAGGTACAACAGCGGCTACTTTGCCGACGACCCCGCGTGGTTCGACGGAAGAACGATCTCCGCGACTACCTACCCAACGGCAATCTCAGACACGTCTCCCAGCGGGGACGACAACTTCAGCGTCAGATGGACGGGCTACTTTCGGCCTGCCACCACTGATACCTACACGTTCTACCTCAACAGCGACGATGCTTCTTACATGTGGATCGGCGAGAACACGAAACGTGGTGCAACGGTATCTAACTGTCTCGTCAACAACGGCGGACCTCACGGATCAAAGGAGGTCTCTGCGTCTGTTACACTCACAGCCGGGGTCAGCTATCCCATCCTCGTCATATTTGGGGATATAGGTGGGCCGAACCTGTTGACGTTCAGCTACTCGACACCGACGATATCGAAGACCACAAACGTCTCGAGTCTCGTCTACTACAACTCTGCTGCTAAGGACAGCAGGGGCTTCTAACAAATACGAATATTCGTCCTACGAGTACATCGTAGAAATTTTGCTGTGTTATTAGAAGCCGCGCTGATGCAGTGCATCGTGGCAGTGAGAGCACAACACCTTGCCTGAGACGTCGTTCGTGGTGTGGTACCACAGGACCCAGTCGACGAAGCATGTCTTGCGGTCCCAGTCGTCACTGGGTTCTCCCAACGTCTCAATGCCCTTCTGGAGGATGGTCGCGAAACGCTCACCGTCGTGGTGAACCTCGAGGTTCCGATCTGCACCGCACGAGGTGCACTTGAAACCGGCTGCAGCCATCTTTGGGAAAGACCACTCCCGATAGAGGCGAGAGCGACACATGGCACCGAGCTCTGAGACACCGCCTTTCCACAATGGGTGAGAAGGACCGGTGAGCGTTGGTATAGCTCCCGATAGTCTATTTTCCCTCATCAGAGAAGCGTATCTCTCTCCGTGTCTTTCTTTGAGTGTCTTTCCTGCAACTGCGAGACGATCGTCGTCTTCTTTGGTCTTGTCCCTGTTCCATGGATTCTTGTTCCACAGGCTGTCGTCGCGACGCTTCTTTAGGCTGTTTGCTCGAGCAGAATCGTTGTGACCCCAATTGTTCCTCACCTTCGCTTGGTGTCCCCAAGCATACTCTGAGAATCCCTTCTCGACGGACATGAACTTCGTCGGTGTACCACAACCGCAGGCACAGGTAGGTTCTTTGCCGCCGTGGAAGAGGTCGATACGCAGCTGCTTTGCAGTACCACTATGGACTTTTCTATAGTGTAGAGAAAGAGAGATAAGCTTATCGTACTGAACTTCACAGCTTGGACACTTCATACTCCTAACTATAGACTTTGATAAGAAATTGTACAATCTTAAATCGAAAGAGGCTGCCGAAGCAGCCTCTCTCATGAAGACAATTGTCAGTCGCGATTGTCGAAGTACAGCGTCAAAACTGGAGCACACAGTTATCAAAGCGAAGTGTCATTGAGATCTCGGTGGGTCCACCGTCCTCGTAGGTCACCTCGCCGAAGTTCGCCTCGGTGATGAATGCACCCTTGATGTCCCAGAGCTCGACCACAGTTCCGACGGGATCCAGCAGTTTCAGCTGGATGTCACGCTTGTAGAAGTCAGCATAGCCGGAACGTCCGGACACTGACTCGAAGTGAGTTCTCACCCACTCCATCACCTGCTGTGCACCTGAGGGAGCGATCGGGTCGTGGAGCGTCACAGCCATCGTTCCGAAAGTGGTCTTGCCCGCGAGGTACCGACGGGAGTTGATGAACGGCACTTCGACCTCTTCCGTCGTTATCGTGGGTCGAGCTGTCGTCTTGATGATGTAGGCATCGATGCCCTCAATCATGAGTACCCATCTGTTTTTACGTTTTGGTTCGAATTTCACAGGAATCATCGATGTTACGTCAAGTGTTTCAGCAGCCATTTTGTTTTTCTCCTTGCGGCCTCGGTTTGGGCTTGACTTTAAATATCGACGATCTATTTTTTTGATATTTTTTCGTAAAAAAGTTATATTCATAGCTAGGAGCAAGAACACATGGGTGCTATTGAAGGAAGAGAGCTGCGGGTAGCAGTGTGTCCGTTGTGTGACTCGTTTGAGACGAAGAGGCTGACGAACTTCGAGGCTCATGTGATCGACAAGCACGGCAAGACCCTGAAAGACGTGTGGGACGCTGTGAACGACGGACCGGGTCGTTGTGCATGCGGATGCGGAGCAGAGACGCGATGGAACGGTTGGTGGAAGGGCTACTCGAAGGTGCTGACGGGTCACAACGGTTCCATATATGCCACGTGTACACCCGAAGAAGCTGCGCAGATATCCAAAAAGAGAAGTGCGTCGCTGAAGGGCAAAGAGTCTTGGTGCAAGGGCCTCACTGCTGAGGGCGACCCGAGGGTCGCAGCGAGGGGAGCAGCGACGAGCAGCGGCAGAAAGGCTGCTTTCGAGTCAGGTGACATCGTAGCGTGGAACAAAGGCTCCACCGCTGCGTCTGACCCGAGGATCGCTGCCGCTGCAGAGCAGCTAAAGATACAGTATGCAGAGGGTAAAGTCACGCCATGGGCGAAGGGCCTCACGAGGGAGACAGACGAGCGCGTCGACGCGATGGCGAACCGTGTGTCAATGACACTGCGGCAAGAGAACATCAGGCGGTACCTCGACAGCATGAAGCGCCTCGGGACTGAAGAAATCAGAGAACGAGTCGAGGCGTCGGGGCGACTCCGTGTAGTAGGAGGCCTCGAGAGTTACATCAACGATGCTCAGAAGGTGATCCAAGTACAGTGCTCTAGCTGTAGTGAGGTGTTCTACGGATCCCTGAGGTCCCTGCAGTATGGCAAGTGCTTCAAATGCTCTCCTGGTGGCTCGGTGGCGCAAGAGAGCATCGCAGTGTGGCTAGAGAGTATTGGGTGCACAGTGAAGCGGAACGATCGAACGAAGCTGGGAGGTCTTGAGCTAGACATCTACGTTCCTGACTCGTGTCTAGGCATTGAGTACAACGGTCTCTACTGGCACTCCCACACGAATCGTTCGTCTTCATACCACGCGAACAAGACAGCAGCGGCTGTTGCTGCAGGCGTGAATCTCCTACACGTGTTCGAAGACGAGTGGCGTGACAAGACTGATATCGTCAAGTCTATGATCTCTTCCCGCCTCAAGATGAGCACACAGTCTGTCGGTGCTCGGCGATGCGTCGTGAAGCCCTTGCAACCTGGGATTAGAAGGTCTTTCTTTGAAACGAACCACATCGACGGAGACGTAGCGTCTAAAGCAGCATGGGGTCTCTTCGACCGAGACACTCTCGTCTATGCACTCTCAGTGAGAAGTCCCTTCCATAGGAAAGAGGGCGTCATAGAGGTCGCACGATGTGCGGCTGCACTGGGTCACAACGTGCCCGGAGGTCTGAGCCGATTAGTACGTGAGGCCTCGGCTTGGGGTAGACAAGAAGGCTACGACAAACTGATGACGTACGTCGACACGAGACACGGTGGCACCGGGAGAGGATACGCAGTTGCAGGATTCGTCGAGGTAGACAGAACTCCTCCGCGCTTCTGGTGGACTGACTTTGAAGAGAGATACAATCGATTCAAGTACAGGGCAGACTCTGCGAACGGACTCACAGAAGCGGAAGTGGCAGAGGCGGCTGGTGTCGTGAAGATCTGGGGGTGTGAAAACGTCGTGTACGAGATGACTCTCCGATAGTCGCAGTCAGCGGTTCGCGCGGGCTGCTGCTTCCCAGCTGCCGTCGTCCTCTTCTTCGTCACGTGCAGCTCTCCATGCCTCGATCGCTCCGTCGATCTCTGCATTCATGCCGCCGAGTCTCTCCTCCATCACCTGCACGGCGTTGGGATTGACACTGGCGTCTTCCTGCTCGTCGAGGAGCTCATCGAGCTGCTCTTGAATTGCGTTGCCTAGAGAGGCGTAGCTCTTCGCGAAGTCGAGGAGCTCCGATGCTTCGATGTCGTAGAGAGAACCTTGTCCCATGTCCCCGTAGGACGACACGGTCTCCACGAGACGGCGGTTCTCCCTCCTCAGAAGGGCCCGAGAAATCTCTTCGTTAATCAGGCCCTGTAACTCGTTACGTGATATTCTCATTTATTCTATCACTGCTGTATGTTGTTGGCCACCACGAAGTCGAGGGAGACGAACTCGATGCTCTTCGTGGGCTGCACGTAGATCTTTCCACGGATCGTGTTGTTGAGGATGTCGTCCTGAGTCGTCGTCGAGGAGTCGATGATGACCTTGAACCGCTCGAGTCCGCTGAGAGCTTGGATTCTCTGTAGACGGGGTGTGACAGCTGAAGAGAATCGTGCGAGTGTTGCCTCTCGGTTGGGCTCGAAGAGGATCGTCTGAGCGATGTCTCGCACCTGACGACGGATCTCGATGAGGAGACGGCGGACGTTGACCCTGTCGAGAGCCGAAGCTGCGACCTGGAGCGTCTTCTGTCCCCACACTACGATTCCACTCCGAGGATTAGTTCCTCCCCGTGTTGCACCTGGGAATGCAACGAGCGGGTTGATCTTGTTGTCGTACAGCTTGTCCATGTCAGCCTGATTCAGCCTCACGCGGGGTTCGAGTGCTGCGTCTGGGAGAGCACCTCTTGTGAAACCGGCGGGGGCGAACCATGGATGTCCGACTGAGTCGTTCAACGACAGAGCCCCGAGGACGAGGACTGACGGGGGAACGAAGAGGTTAGCACCCGTTGGATCGCTGTAGAGGACGTCTGGGAAGTACGCTGCAGCGAAGGAGGAGTTGACGCTGCGATCGATGAATGTGTTGATCGTGTTTGTAACGGACGGTACCTGGGTGTCGAGAACGACGTTTGTGTTCGAATCGTCCTTCTCTTCGATGTCCATGACGTACATCGCGTCGAAACGATCCTCGACGGCCAGAGTAGCTGCATCTGTGACGATGGGCTCGCGGATGCCCGGGATGGCGAAGAGCTGTATGTCGACGTTCGTCGTGTTCTGCATCACTTCGATCGCCTTGAGGTATGTCCTCACGGTTGGTCCCTCAGCAAGACCGCGGTCAGAAGCAGAATCCATCTCTGCTGTTACGGCTGGGTTGAGAAGCTCTGCAGAGTCTTCATCGAAGATGTTGACACCGTCGAATCCGCCCTGCATGAAGAGAGTGAACTTAGCGAACCGCTTGTTCGACAAGAGATCGTCTGTGGTGAAAGCTCTCGTCTTGTCTGGGTCGCTGACAGTAACCTTACCGTTCCTGAGGTATCGGGCTGAAAGCCACTTGTCAGGGTTGGCGAGGCCGTTCGATCCCGTCACGACTTGGAGGTTTTCGAGAGTGAAGAAGTTGTTGCAGAACCTATCAGCATCGACGATCCCGAGATTGACTGTGTCTGGGTCTCCAGCATTGCTTCCTGTAACGAATTTGGCTGTTCCTACAGCAAAGTCTGGGAAGTACTTGGCGTAAGAAGTCAAGCCGGAGTTTGGAAGCACAGAAGTGTTCTTCGAGGCCAAGGTCTCAGGATGCTCGAACTGAACTCCCCAGTAGAAGCTTGGTTCAAGCTGTTCCATGTTCGTGTCTTCAGTGCCTGTCGTTATCCTCGTCCTAAAGGGAAGGGGTGGAGTGACAGCTCTCCTCGTTGCATTAGAGACAGACAGCGTTCCATGTGCTGTGGCGACAGATTCAAGGGGAGAAGATCCGCTCGTCACGAGATGGTCAATTCCTCGGAATCCCATCGGTATCGCAGTAGGGTCTACGAATCCGTTGACAATGTCTGGGTGTACTTCAACTCGGACATAGCTAGATCTGTTCTCATAGTTGCCCTCGATCACTAGCTTCTGCTCGGACTCCTCACGGTCGAAGTCATAGTAAGCGTGGACGTCTCCTATAACCTTGCCGATGTATCTGTCAGAAGAAGGATCGAGGTTGACACCGCTGAAAGTCTCGTTTGAGACAACTTTCTTGTCGAGGTCTCTATCAGACCACACACGAAGCACTACGTTGAAAGATCCGAACCTGTTGAGAGGATCCGTAGAGGGTGTGATATTCTCAATCGACACCTTCACACTGGTGGAGACTCCTGCGCCGTCGTCAAGCGAGTGTAGTCTGAAGAGCTCTTGGGCTCTTCCGCCGAACTTCTGTGAAACGATCCAGGGTGTCTTAGCATGACCGAATCTATCAGTGAAAGACTCATAGTTGGGAACTGAATCTGTACCTGTGCCTCTGTCTTCGCCAGAGTGAAGAACGAAAGCTGCTGTTTCAATGCCGGCATGCTTCGTACCGCCAGCTCCATAAGCTGCTGCAACGAGACCTGTTCCTGTGACTGCGGCGAGGACAGGGTGGATGTCCCAGTGAGCATAGAGATAGTGGCCGGCCTCTTGGATCTTATAGGGGTCTGTGTTGAGTGATTTGGCGATGTAGTTGTTTGATCTCACGTCAAATGACGCTGTGATTATGTTGGGATAAGTTGGATTTGTTCCCTTGTGACCGTTGAGGAGAAGTGTGAAGTCCTGCTTCGGAACACCGTTACTTGAGAGAACAACATCACCAACTGCAAAGCCTTTATAGCTGCCCGTAGATCCGATATCAGTTTTTAAAGGTTTCGAAGAGTCGATCGTCTGCATTGAAGCAGAGAGCGTGAGATAGACGCCTGAGGGTGCCATCAGCACACCTCTTACGATAGGAAGCGCTGTAGAGCTGCCTGGAGTAACAGATCCGGGACCCTGCAATCCAGCATCACTGAAGATCGTAGACCCTGCTGATTCAGACATGAAGCATCCGAGGAAGTAGGTACGTCCGGGGTCACCCGCGGTATTTGCGTAAATGTTGCCAGACTTATAACCATTTTCGTCGAAGAGTTGATCTCCAACAGTGAAGCCGGCACTTGTTACTGTGCCGTCGTTATTCCTCATTCGTCCTGTTCCTACGCCGAGGACCTTAAGATAGGTGACAGCCTGTGCGTTCCTGAGCCACTCCAACACAGCAAGTGGACCGAACTTCTTTCCGTCGGTCCGACCAAACTTCGCGTACCAGTCGTTGATGTTTCCAACTGTTATGGGAACGAATGCCGGTCCCTTCTTGGAAGTACCAACGATTCCTGCGGGTACTCCTACAGGAGATTGTGATACGGGACCCGAGAGGTCTATTTCACGTGCTGTTACACCTGCGCTTCCGAATTTCAACTGTGCCATTTATTAGCTCCCGATGCTAGCTCTAACTATGTAGTAGACCGAGTTTTTCACACGAACTCCACACCGGCGTTCGTGATAATGAAGTCGATCGCGATGAACTCCACCACACGAGTTGGTATGACGACGATTCGTCCGTTGAGGCGATTGAGATCGACGTCGTCCTGTGTGTTGTTGGACTCGTTCATGATGACCTGGAATGCCTCTATTCCTGCTTGTAGCTGGACGAGTCCGAGCTGGAATGATGCGTCTGCTACGAACTTGTTTCTGACTGCAGGTGTGTTCTGCTCGAAGACGATTCTCTGAGCGATCCCAACGATGATACGCTTGAGCTCAAGCATCAAGCGCCTGACGTTGACTCTATCGAGAGCAGACTTATTAATCTTCAGCGTCTTCTGACCGTAGATCACATATCCTAGCCTTGGGAACGTTGCGATGGGATTAATGCGCGACTCATAGAGCCGATCTCTGTCGGCAACATTCAATCTTACGTCGACGTTCGTGACAAAGTCTAGGGCTGCACGATTGAAACCGGCGGGAGCGAACCACGGATATGCGATTCTATCGTTGAAGCCTAGGGCTCCAAGTGCTGCGACAGATGCAGGAACCTTTACCTTGCGACGATTAGTAGAATCGTCTAGAAATACGTCTGGGAAGTATGCTGCAGCATAGTCGTTGTCGATGGAGCGGCCGTCGAACAGAGCAGCCGTATTCTTGATATTGGGCTTCTTCGTCGAGTCATCGTACAAACGCTCTTGATCATCGTCGTAGCCCGGGACGTCCATGACGTACATGGCGAGTCCGTAGTTCTTTACCTTCTTCGCAGCTTGATCATTGACGTAGGGCTCCTTGATGCCGGGTATCGCGAGAAGGTTGTTGTTCGCCTCCATCGGGTTTGTCACGATGTCAACAGCTGTGAGATAAGATGTGACGCCATTGTTATCCGGTCCCTCTCCAGATGGGTTTGAAGAGAATCCGAGAGGAACTGCAGCATTCGCCCCCGAAGCGCCACCAGGAGAATCGAATGACACCGACTTGTCGTTGAGTCGACGAGCGTCTCTGTTAAGGAAGTTGGTTCCATCGAATCCGCCGTACATGAAGTTGGTAAACTTCGTGAAGGTCGAGAATCTGTTGAACTGAGGGGCAGTTCCCTGAGCGAGAAGTGATGCCAGCGTTATTCTCGTCTGTGAAGACAACGGATCTTTGACGTTATACGTCGTAGTATCGACTTTCGCATTTCTGATGTATGCTGCTTCCTTCATGTGCGTGTTGATAGAAGCAGTCAGATGCGAGATGTCGCTGTTGTAGAAGGCTACCTTGGAGAGACTGAACTTATTGTTATTGAGGGAGTCTACTGACGACCCCGTAACAAGTGCATCAAGCTTTCTAATGCCACAGAATTTCGTGTAAGAATGGAGAAGCTCGTTCTTCTCAGTTATCACGTTGTTGTTGAGTATCACTCTGTTGTCTGCAGAAGGGTCAGAAGAGGTGCTGCTTCTCTCGAACTTAACTCCCCAGTAGAAAGTCGGGTTTGCTTGCTCAGATGGGCCAGGTTGACCGAGGAAGTTGCTTCCTGTTACCTCGCCTCTCGTTACCTTGAAACGGTGAGGAACGGGAGGCAAGAATGAGCTTGTGAGAGATAGTGCAGCAGTAGAAAGCTGACCACCTAGTCTAGCATTGACAGCTGATAGAGAATCACTTGCTGCTAGCAACGGGTTGATATTGAGAATCTCGGGCCCTCTGAATCCGAAAGGAAGCGCGTTAGTAGGTATCTTACCAAGTTCAACGTCTTCGTTCATCACGATCCGAACGTACTTAGAGTTGTTTGAATACTTGCCGGAAGCGAACAGGCGCTTCTCTGAAGTTACGTCAGTGTCAAAGTTGTAGGAGACCTTCCTGTCTCCAATCATCTTTGCAACATAGTTTGGAGAGCTAGGATCGAGAGAACAGTTGCTGAACTGTTCTATGACTACAGGGTTGAGATCTGTGTCTTTCCAGTCACGAATCTGAACGTTGAATGTACCGAACTTGTATGAGTCGTTCAACGACGCCTTAACGTTAGTGATTGAGATCTTGTAGAGACTGTTTGCATACTCTCCGTCATCGATCGCTTCGAACTTGAAGAGGTCATGCTCAACAGCACCGAATGGCTGAGAGATGAAGAAAGATGTCGCCGGTGTGGTGTATCTCGTATCATACTTGCCAAAGACCTCGCGGAACGTAAGATTCGGATCACCAGATGATGTCGAAGTGTTGGCCGAGCCCGAGAGCAATGCAACATGAGCGTTAGAAGCCACGTAAGCGACGGGTACATCAACAGCTAAGTCTGCGTGCAAGTAGTGCTGATTCGTGTAGAACTTATCCGGATCAGAATTAAGGACCTTTCCAAAGTAGTCCTTGCTCGTTGGATCGAATGACGCTGTGAGGATCAGAAGGCCCGGAATGCCATCAGACGCAGAGAAATTAGATCCTAAGCTGGAAGAGATGATGATCTTGAACTTTCCTGTGCTTCCCATCGTAAAGTCGTCGTTGACCGACGTGGGGGTCGAAAAGAAAGACGGGGTGATGTTCGTCTCTGACGTGACATAGACCCTTGAAGTGTCGGGGGTCATGATCATTCCTCTCACGAGGTTGACAGAAGAAGCTCCCAGTGTCGTGTCGTTGTCTGTGAAGTAAGCGACCGAAGTTCCTTCGTGTGCGCCTAGCGTGTGTGTAGCAGCGAGAAACTGTACTGCGCCTCTGTGTCTCTTGTCAGCACTGTGCGCCGAGCCGGATGTGCCCAAGCGAGTGAAACCTGCATTGACAACTGTGCCCTTGAGGAGAGTGTTAGAGACGTCTGCAGCTGTCGAGTTCGCACCAGCACCTAGGACTCTTAGGTAAGTCAATGCTGTCTTGTTCTTCAAGAACTCGTTGGCAGCATAGGGTCCAGCATGCATCGGATCGAGGTTACCAAAGATGTTCGTGAACTCACTGAAATTTGCGACGGTGACAGGAACGAAAGCAGGACCCTTGTTAGAAGTGCCGATGATTGCACCAGGAACTCCGACCGGTCCTGTGACTCGCGGGCTCGAAAGGTCTATTTCACGTTCGTAGAAATTTGGGGACTTGAAGGACTGCTCTGACATTTCCTATCTCCTTGAGATTACATCAAATGTTAAGTATCTCAGGAAAAGTCAAATGTCACTTGTTGAACAGCAATATTTTCAGAGCGTCTCTCTCAGAAGCATCAGTCACGATCGTCTCACCTTGAACTTTCCTCTGAACGTCCTTGGAAATGGCATCAGTGACGTTCGGATAAATTTTCTGAAGACGCCAGCCGCCCGGTCTTTGGTCCTCTCTCGTGTTGTCCAAATCATCTATCGGTAGCGTTGGATCGTCTGATCCGAACATGAAGTCGCTGTCTGTGAGTGAGTCATCAGTTGTTTCGAATTTGACAGTTGGAGAAGAGACGTATCGTTTGACTGGCACTGGGTTACCGGGAGCATCGGAGGCAAAGATGTAAGCCGGAACTGAGACTGTGAAGTTGGTCTTGATGAATCTCTCCTGCTGCGACATGTCATCGAAGTTGGTCTCATTCTCAAAATTGCCGCCATCAAGGGACGCGACGAACCAGTAGCCCTTTGGCGTATCTAGCCTCCAAGACTGTCCCTGTGGCAGAAATGAAGAGATGATCCGTTCGATTATCTGATTTGTATGCTGCATGTACTGTGTCCACACAGTCACTTGATACTTGACTGTGTAGAACTGTGGAGTCGGGACGACTATAGTCTCGTAGACGTTGTTCTTCAGCGACGACTTGAGATATGCACCACGCTTGATGTCGGGATCGCTTCGAAGACTGCCTACATCTCGGGCAGTCTCAACCTGATTGACGACGTTGTCTTCTGTGTTTGGAACGTTCTGCTGATAGCCCAATAAAATCTTGTTAATCAGGTTCTGGTAATCACGGTCTGATTTATCGAGCCTTCTCTTGATAACAATCTCGCCCACATGCTGATTGATTCCTCGGCCACTGACGTCATCAGTTGGCTGCTGTGCGACTTCTGTTCTGACTATCGTTATCAGAGGTAGGATAAGGGTGTTGTTCCGATCTCGAATCGGCCTTCCCTTTTTGAGTAACGCCCATTTCTCACCCGCGGCGAAGATGATGGGGGCTTTCTTGAGAGGGGCGCTGTCTTTTCCTCCACACTCAGGAGATATCTCCTTGTCGAACAGATTGAACATCGCTGTGTCGACGTCTTCTATTCCGCAGGGAGGAATGTACAGATCGACAGGACCGTATTGAGCCGTCTCATACCCAGTAGGTAGAGGAGAGACTCCGTAGTTGCTTCTACTGCCAGCCTTGAACCTTGTAGCCATGTCTCACCTCATTCGTCATAGAAGCTGCTTCCAACACCCGATGCATCACCCTGCGGAGAGACTTCTTTTGGGCCCGTCAACGGCTTATCGAGGACACCGTTCTCTACCAGCTCTCTCTTGTCACCCGTTGGATTGCCTTCAGCATCTGTTGCCTCACCTCGCTGCTGGACGAAGGTCGTCTGAACAGCATCTGCTTCTGGACGCGTGATGTCTGTTGGCCCCAACGTAGGAGCCTTGAAGAGGCTCTCACGAGCCTTGACACCGATAAGCTTCACTCCGTCTTTGTGCTCAGGTAGACCGTAGATGTTGCGCATGAAGACACGCTCAGTGATCTCGTAGAATACATCGGAAAACGAGAAGAAGTCACCGATGTTGACGTTGATTCCCTTGTCGACGAGGTCTCTATATTGCACGTATACCTCGATCTTAAACTGAGCGTCAATTCCAAACTTGTCAATCTTCGTGTCAGCCTGGAAGTTGTTATCAACAAGCGCATCGACGATTATGGGATTGTCGTATATCTTCTGTAGAGACTCATTGTAGACGCCGTGCGTCTTCGTCTTCTTCTCTGAGATTGGATAGTAGTAGATCTTCTGTCCCACTACGTCCTTCAACAACTCCTTCGTAATGTCAGAGATGAAGTTAACCTCCCGTGGCGTGATGAACAACCTGGACATACATCAACCTATCGAGATGGCCTTGCCAAGCGGCATGGGAATGTATCTCAGCTGTTTGTTGAGAAAATCGGCGGCGTTAGCATCTGCTTCTAGAAGCTTCTGTTGAGTCAAGTTCGCTAAGAACTCTTTGAGTTGTGTCTGCAGTTTGTCCTTGTCCTCCCGACCCGTCGAGACGAGGTTCTCTCCGTTGAGCTGTAAGTCTGCATTTGGTATCGGTATGCTCTGGAACTTTGAACGAATGAGTCCTAGGAGCTCTCTGGCCAGAGCTAAAGTGTATTGACGTATCCATTGTCTTCCAGGCTGATTTATCGTAGCAAACGGTATGTTTCCCAACGGGAAGTTCTGAGGTCCGGATATTCCATAGATGGAGTCATCTCCAAAGGCAGATGGATTGTACGGATTCTGTGGTGGTAGAACTTTACAGAACAACTTACCTGTCTGTAAATCTGTCGTTGGTATCGGGAAGATACGAAGCTTACTTCCTTGTATCTCGTAAGAGAAGTGTGACCTTCGAACTCGGAATGCAGACTCTAGCATTCCTCTTCTGAGAACATCTTCAAAGATCGGAAGAACGTAGAATATAGAAGAGTTGACGTAGGACTCGTAGTTGAAGTTTGTGGCCAGGAAGTTGGTGATGTTGGAGGCGTTGAGCAAGAACTGTTGAGCTGCAAGTGGCTCCATGTGAAACAGCTCTACGACCTTCAGCTTACCCTTTCCGCCCGCGGGAAGGTTACTGTATATGGAGCTTCCTGAGACCACGTCTAACAACTCTGTGTAAATGTCATAGTCCTGTCTCCCAATCTCTAGATTAAAATAACCTAGAGTTGGATTGGCAGAGCCACCCACGTATGCCTCGATCGCATAGGGATCTGCCATTCTGAGAAGGTAGTCGAGAGACTTTCTGGCATACTTGTTAGTGAAGTCTGCAGATCCTGTGGAGAGCCCGAGGACGTTGGTCAACTCAGAGACGATCTTCGTCTCATGAACGAGGCGTCCGTATTCACAACAAGCTTCTTCGAAGCACGCCCAGATCTCCTTCTTCGTCAGCTCGACTGAAAGGACGTCGTCACCGAGCTTGCGCTTGATATAAGTGACCATTCCATCAGCTTCTCCTTGAAACTGGGCGTCACTGTCAAAGAATCCGAACGGTGTCGGATTTATCGTCTGTGAGAATGTGGACATCAGCGAATACTATCCTCTTGGGATAAGTATTCGATCAAGAGCGAACAGCTTCAACCACCGTGAGCTTTTATAGCTCTCTCTTGACGATAAGCCCCCGCTTTACTAGAGTGTGTACCGAGACGTCGACGGCGGCCTGTCTTCTTGTCCTTGCTTTTAGTGAATAGACACCATTCATCACCGCACTTACGAACTATCTCTGAAATTAAATCACGAAGAAGAGACTCCTCGATGACTTCCTCACCAAGGTCCTCTTCTCCATTCTTCACAAGACCGCTACCATAGGAGGGCGGCTTGTAGTCCATGCTACCAGCTCCTGCACCTCCGTCGTCAATCTTGCTTCTTATGATGTCCCGATTAGATCTACGACGCGGCATACATCGCTAAGTATTCACATACCACTGATAATGGCCTGGACTGCTGTTCGAACTCTATCCTGTAACTCCTTAGGCAGGGCTGAAAGAAGTATGTAGTTCTCCACTTTCGTCGCAGCTTGAGGCATTCCTCCTGCTACGTAGTCTGTATTTGTCGTAACCACTGCTCGAACGACTACAGGTGGTGCGCCTATTCTCGTAGCTGTAACGGGCTGGAACAGATCTGCTTTGTTGTTGATCATCCCTTTAGAACCGATCTGTTCTCGTTGAGAACTTCATTGGCTTTCGTGAAGCGTGCCTTCAACTCTTTTAGAACGTTAGTCAGCCTGTTTACTTCAGGTGTGTCGTCTGCATTTTGAGCAGCCGATAGTGCTTCTGATGTGTTCTTGATGTCTTCAAGTAGAATCTCTGTTGCTGCTGACATGTCATGTCTCCTATTTGTAGGTATGGCGGAGGTGCGCGGTACTGTCCTAACTAACCGTTGGAGGTTGCTCCTCAAGTTTGTCTTCTTTCTCAGAACTTGTGCGGTAGGGAACTTTTTCTTTGGTTCTATACCATAATTCTACTTCATGTAGAACGAATCGTACTTGCTCATCTATCGTTGAGTCTTCATTATTGACTCTGATCAAAAGAACATTCCTGCTGAATACTTCTTATTCTTCAGCTGCATCTCTAAGCTTTGTCACTTCAAAGCTATGATCTTCTGGATCTTTCTAGAAAGATCCATGAACCGTCAGATTCAATCCAAATCTTTTGGTCTGACAAAACTCTGTCGCCCCCAAATCTTATTTACGTCTCTTCATCTTCGTCTTGTCTGTCGAATAATACTCATCTGTGTGAATGTTCTTCATTGACTCATTGAGTGTCTGTATCTTATTTATCGTAGAACTCTGCCATCGCCTGAATCCATCTGCAGCCTCTTCGTCTTGAAGATCCTGAAGAATTTCTAGGATTGCATCCGATAACTTTGTTGAAATGAGAGAGAGCTCAGTTGCTTCAGCTGCAGTAACAGAAGCTGCTCTCTGAGTAACCAGCTTAAACAATGAGAATAACTCGACAGGTGTTAAGTTAACAGTCTTCATCTCAACAAGCCGTCTCATCCGTAACGAGGTAGATAACGCCCTCTTCGAGGAGATCAATCCATGCCTTCGGCAAGCGTTTTGCCCTATATGTTGTCCAGCGATCCTCGTGTAGAACCTCAAAGGACTTACGATCAATTCGACGGATGCACTGGATGCTCTCCTCAATGAGATCACCATCTAGAACCGTAGAAGCTGTGTCATCGTCGGCGCCTTCAAAGCAGAACGTTGAAACACCTTCTGTGTGGCCGACAAGATCGATCTCTGGCAGGGAGATCAGATCCTGGGTTGCGAGATGCTCGTCGTGTTCAGGAGTCTCCTTCTGGTCTTCGTCTTCGTCTTCATCGTCTGATGATACTTCCAGTTCCGACTGTGATGTTTCACTTCTCGTCAAGAAGTTGTTGATCTTCTCCTCGATGTCCTCGAGCAAGCTTAGTTGTGCATTATTCAGAGAATTGCTGTTAAAGGAAAAGAGAATGCCATAAAGAAAGAGTGCCTCTTGTCTTGTGAGCTTCATTTAAAGATACCTCTCATTAAATAGTCAAAGAGAGGAACAGAAATCTGTTCCTCTCTTTGGTGTTAGCTACTGATCTCTATCTCAGAGAGACTTACCAGTGAACTCGTAGTGCTTCTGAAGCGTACGGTAGATGGTGCGTGCCATGCGACCGTCGAAGCTGTAGCTCTGACCATCGGGCGAGTCGATGAAGAGCATCGTCGAGTCGGTAGCCGGATTGGTCGAGATCGCTACGTTGGTGCTGTCCTCAGAGCGACGGAAAGTCTCCGTGCGAAGCTTGCCACGGCGATCCTCACGTGTACGGATCGTTGCATTACGGTTCTGATAGGAAACAGCGTTGCGGGTGTTATTCTTTCGAGCCATTGTTCATTTCTCCTGAGACGTATTCGTTTCCGCCTCGTTGAAACCACTATATCCATGCACTGAATAGCTGTTCAATGACTCAGGCTTCTTTTTTCTTCTCCTCGCTTCGCTGTAGATTATACATGACTTCCCAGACATCGTGATACGAGTCGGCGCGAGGTGCGTCCATGTCATCAAAGACCTTGTCCTTGAAGCTTTTATAGTCAATGTCACTAGCGATCTGACTCAGTGTAACAGACCACTTCTCCTTCGGAACGAAGACTCGGTATCGGTAGTCAGACAGCGGAGACGACTTGATGTTCGACTTCGTGAGACAAAGAACGCTTCCGTGGTGGTCTATTAGAGACTCGAGATCTCCTACAGATCGTGATCGAACAGTCAGAGTATTTGCATCAGACTCGACTACAGAAAAGAAACCAAACTTGGTGAATAGCCACATGCCATCAATGTAGCACACACCACTCGCTATCTTCAAATCACGTGGCGAAGATAAGCACGCAACAGTGCCTCAGAGACAATGTCGAAATAATCGTCTGACCTTACAACCGACTCATTTGTCTCAGAGTTTGCAGAAGAGGCCCATGAGTCTCTGTCAGCTATCCTATCGAAGAACTGATGAGCTAGCTCTGCACCTGAGTCAGCGTCTCCCGCTCTAAACTCGTCCGCTAGCTTCTTCAGCTGGATCGCTTGTGTGCTGGAGAAGAAGACTCGGAACCCAGGTCCTGGACCACCTGACGCCATGTAGTCTATGTACTCGAGTACATCGCTCACCAGACCGTCAGCAGAAGGGTCGCTCACAGCCTTACGAAATCTCTGTGGATATGCGTAAGCTCCGCTCTTCCTCGATGCAGCATAGAAACGCGCCTGTCGTCTCTGAATGTTGGCATACGACTTGGAAGGTATCTTGAAACCAGAGTCGCCGACCTGACCGAACAGCCCTTCTACCCGGGGTCCGCCGAGCGACGAAGGAACCTTGCCCGCATCGACGAGGTCTTCTAATATCGAAGCGACTTCACGTTTCTGAGTGATAGTGACACGTGCTCCCGAAGCTAGCGTGTCTCTGAATCGTTGAAGAGTGCTACGTTGACTAGGATCCGTGACAAGATTCGTGACATCGCGTTTGATAGAATCTTTGGTGAGGAACGAAACTCTGTCTTGACTGCTATTGAGGACTCTTGCGACGTCTTGTGTCAGCTGCCCCGTGTATTCAACTGCAGACAGCTTTTTGACGGGATAGTCAATGTAATCGGGACGACGTGAAGGCCGGATCACCTCAAAGTTATAGGTGACAGGAGCTGTGACTTTTGGATGGAACGACTCGAGAGCTTGCTCCATAGCTGGGAAGTATCCCGATCCGCCGAATCTTCCACCGTGAGACTTGATGGCATACTGAACACGATTCGGCGGAGAAACACGTGCAGTGATGTGTTGGCCCGCTAGCTTCTCAGTGAACTGCGCAGAAGACTCTCGTCCGAGGAAGGCATCGACGACGGCGACGGCTTCCTCGGACGTTAGGTTCTCGAATCGAGGCGTAGGCAAGTGTCACCCCTTGATGATACCAGCGAGACGCTGCCACCTCTCTACGACGATGTCGACAGAAGTTCGGTAAGACTCCTTCTGCGACTTGCCATTTTCTTCTGGTTTGTTACCGCCACTTTTTCCAGACGAGTATGGAGGATTGATGTCCATCTTGCCAGAAGAAATGTCATTAGCGACTTGTGGTAGTTGATCAGGCTCAATAGCTGGCATGTCGACCTTGGGTGGCATCCAACCTTCGATATTTCTCTGCTTCGTAGTCGCGTCCCAATTCTTCTTGACGTGAGCGGCGGCGGCGTCTAGAGAGTCGAAGCCGTTCTTCTTGAATGCTTCTAGCATCTCTTCGGGTGAAGGTAGAAACTTGCCACCCTGTCCCGCCATCTCCTTAAACTTTTCGGCAACGGCATCGCCTGTCAGGGAAGCGAGATCTGTGTCTGAGGGCTTGCCTGCTCCCCCATGAGCGACTGTCCATACGTTGAGAACACCTACAAGCTTTTCGCCTGGCAGCTGTACCTTTATGCCACCGACGTTTGCACGGGGATCGACCATCAGTGTGGCAGCCCAGCGGTGATGTCCGTCCATGATGTGGTTATCCGCAGATATGATAGCTCCCAGGTCGCCGCCGGCGCCACCGGAGAAGCTGCCCATCTTGCCCAACATCTGTATCGCCATTCCTACGAACTTACCAAAGTCCATCGTGGTCTGAGACGCCTTCAGCGCTGCTGCAGGAAGCGATATCTTCTTCGCGCCGGCGGTGTCGTCTTTCATCTTATTGTCATTAAAGCCACCGGTGGCGAGCTGCTTCGCTGAGCTCTGATCAACGTCGCTCAGTTTCGTCGGAAACTTCTCTGAGTCGATCTTCTTTGGGTCAGCATCCTCACGGAGGCGACGAGCAAGAGTCTTGAGGGGTGACGAAGTCTCACACAGCGCTTTGCGCGCTTCTGTCGATATCAGTCTGCGGAGCTGTGATTCTGTTAGCCTCATTTGAATAACTTTTTCTCTGTGTTACTTTACAGCCGCCACTGCAGATGCGACCTTCTTCAGCGCCGTCTTGATCTCATTCTTATCAATTCCCTTCTCTGCAGCTGCAGAGAGGATGTCTTGGAGGAAAGAGGCAAGTCCGTCTGCTGTCGTGATAGCATCGATCGACTTCTTCAGCGCAGTGTTGGATGTGATCTTGTCTGCAGCCTTGTCTGCAGCAGCTCCTCCCTTTATGTCCTTGCCTGTCGAAGGTGCTTGTGACTCCTCGTTGAGGAGTCGGATCTGGGAGCGAATCATGTTTCGTAGGGCTTTCTCTGTGAGTACCATGAGCAATAAGTATCTGCTTTATTGCGTTTTAAAAGACAGAAAGGCAGCTCTCTTCGTGAGAGCTGCCTCGAGTGTGTCATGTCATATAATGCTTATGTGGTCGTCAAAGGATCGTTGGTCACCGAGTAGAGATACCAGTTAGAGCCGTCACAGACGACCTCCATGAAGTCGCCCACCTTAAGTGCAACTCCGAAAGCGACCGAGTTCACATTCGATATCACTTGGCCTTCGGCTGCGGCTGCGATCTCATTGTTAATGTTGATAGCAATACCATAGATCTTTGCTCCGCTGGAGACTTGCAGCTTGTGAGCTGCAGCAGAGGCAGCATGCATCTTAAAGTGGAGACCCTCTGCAGGGGCGGGAAGCGTGAATGTCTGAGCGGAGCCAGCTGGGATAAGAACAGCACCGCTGTTTGCTGACGTGAGAGTCGTGCCCGACTTTATGATCTGTCTTCGACCTCCCGTCTGTGTGACGCCCGCCATCGTGAGGAAAGTGCCGTTGAGTGTGGTGTTGCCGCTGATCGTCGTGTCAGTGCCGAATGTGACCGGCGTGTCGACCTGTAGACCGCTTCCTGCGGCCGAGGTCTGAATTCCTACGACGTCGTTGATGAGAACTTTTGACATGAGAGAGCTCCTTACTAGAATGCTCTCTTAAATATCGCTCAAGATCTTAAGTGCTACGTCTAGTTTCTTCGGATCTCTCGGGAAGGCACAAGTCCGAAGACACCGTCGTCTGGTGTGTTGAGAGTATTCCGCCTGGTCTACAAGGTTCACTGCGTTTGTAGAGGCAATAAATGGCCTCGAGTGTCACGCGGGTGCGCAGTGGTGATCTCACATCTTCGTGTAGATCATCACCGTGTTCTTACCGAGATCGATCCATCTCTCGATCACGCCCTGCGCACCCGCGTCGCCTGAGGCCGCTTCCTTATTAATCTTGTTGAGAACGGAAAGTGCTCTACTGACGACGTCACCTGCAGCGCTCTGTATGGACTTGACGTCTACTAGATTTTTTGATCTGGCAGCTGCATCGAGTTTGTCTATTGCGTCAGCAAGTTTAAGCTGTTTGTCTATGTCAGAAGATCCTGCATGTGTCTGGTAGTCTAGAAGTAGACCACGTAGGGTCTCGTACTTCTGTTTCGTCAGCGCTTTGCCTGCTTCGGCAACGTCCGCATGGGCCGACTTCTCGAAGAGGACCTGAACACCGACGATGATTATGATTACAACTACGACCAACACTGCGTTAAAGAGAAGTGGGTGATTCTTCCTAAACGCTTCTACCTTGTTGATGATAGACGATGCAATCTTTGCTAATGCCTCAGGTGAACTCTTTATTGCACTCACAGCTCTCTGTACAGCGCTCATGAAGAATTCATTGACTTTTTGCATCGCGGCGAGCGATGCATCACTTATCTTTTCTTTGAGCTTAAGCGCTCCACTCTTTGCAGTCTCGTAGGCGCCCCTAAGATCTTCCATGACACCTTCAGACAAAAGTACATCGAAATCTCTGTCTAATCGCTCTAAGACTATCGACACATGACTAGAAGAAGCAAGTAGCTTCGGGCTACTAGACGATTGAATTACTTCTCTGATGTACGACTCAATAAGTCGTCTCTGAGCGCGTCTTTGTGTCCGCAGCGATGATGTTGCTGAATTTTTCATGTTTGCTTCTTAAATAAAGTCAAATAGAAAAATTTTCTGAAAAATTTTCTATTTGCACGCCATCGATGCTTTAAAAACTGGTGAGCCTATGGCATGGTGCTTACCATCGATCTGATAGAAGAGGTTGTTGCCCGTCTCCAGCGCCCATTGGATCAGCCAGTTCAGGGTCTTCACGTCTAGCTTGCCATGGGCCTCCGCCACCTCGTAGTGGGTGAGATCTGCACGAGACGGTAGCACGATTTTAGAGATGATCACACCGCTCCGGTCGGGTCGCATCCACTGGGGGAAGACGTCGCCCTCCGCTTTCCAGGCACAGTTGTAGACTTTGCATGTGTTTGGTCGGCCTTCGTAGTCGGTGCACTTGCCCTCAGCGAGGAAGAAGCAGGGTCGACCGGGATGCATCTCGTGGCCCTTGATGTTGGCGGACAGCCAACCTTCACAGCAAGATGCGCAGGGGCCGCAAGGGCGAGAGGCGTCTCCAGACACGACAGGCAACTTTACATGATCACTCATGAGAGCGACTATACACCAAGCCGCCTAAAAGAGCCTGAGATACTTTGAGCGCTGTTGAAGACGTGACGTCTGAAAGCCGTAGAGGTCAAACACTTCAGCGAGACGAACCTGTTTCTGATCCTTCATCAGACCTGAAGTTGCGTTCAAAATTCTAAACATTAATCTTGTGATTCCATAAATGTAAATAATTAATGATTGGTCTAATTACGATAGACGTCGGCTGAATTCACGCCGGAAAGAGACTTATACCATGGCTATAAAGATGGGCGGACTTAAGATCCGCGGAGATTTTACGAAAACAGGGATGAAGGTAAAGCAGAGCGGCGGCGGACCACCGTCTGTGAGATATAACTATGCTATTACCTCCGCTAACAATTACGATGGGCCTGCATCTGACATTCTACGATTTGGATCTGATGGAACTGCATCAAAAGTAAGATCTTTGGCCTACAATGGGCTACCAAGCATTTTTATCAGTTCATACGTAACCCCGAGCGGAGTCGTTAGACCAGATGGCACAAGAGTGATCTTGGGTGAGATAAGTGATTTGAATTACGTGAACAGTTACGTCGCTTGGTTCGTTAGCAACCCCGATGGAACGTTGCAAAACGAAGGGAATCCTTACGTCAATGAAGATGTTAAACAACCAGTCACGCCTGTTGTAAGATCTGATGGGTCTATAGTCGTGCCTGTGACGCGGACGAACGATTCTTCTTATCGGATCCTTGTCATACATCCAGACAATACTTGTAGCATCTCCACCCAGTCGACGACGCCGGCGCTTGTTGGGGGGCCTGTGGCTGTCTTAAACGACGACAGCGTAGTGTTTGTTACTACCGCTACCTTTACTGCTAAGGTTGGCGTGTACGGATCCAACGATTTTTATTCAGAAATATCATTGCCAAGCCCCGGCGGAGCCTCGCGTGTTTTCGCTAGAGGAGTTTTCAAGAGACCCGACAACAGTCTTTTGGTATATGGGTTTTATGTAACAGGCGCATACAGTGGTCAGAATAGGTATAGAAAGACATTCTGCATGTGGCAAATATCTGATGGAGTAGCGTCCCTGTTGGAAGTAAATGGACCAGACGGCCAGCCAGCCGACATTCCCATTTTAACTACTTCTTTTTTGGTACCTAGCTTCCAGATGTCAAATGGACTTATATTCCTAACTGTTTTGAGAACTATCAACTCGGGACTTGGATTAGAATTTGGAAAAATTTTAATTGATTCGAACAACAGGGTGACCTACACGTCTTATGGAAGCAGTGATGCTCCATTCACATTCGCTTCACAAAAAGCGAGAGATGAAAAATATATTTGTGATGGAACGGACCCCACAAACAACGTGCCCGCTTTTGTTCAATGTAACTTGGACGGAAGTGAGACGATCATAGCTGCTTCTGGGACTTATTCTTCAGATTACCCAAATAACTTCACTGGGCTGGCAGACTACGTGAGGGAAAACAAATCAATTATCACTACTTATCAAGATTTAAGCACAAATAACATCAGCACATACGTGCTAAACTACGACAACACCATCGTGGGACCCGTCGCGACTTACAGCTACAACGATGGCACAATTTCAATCTACGTTTCATCGATGTGGTAACAGGAGAGGATAAAATGGATAATTTACCAAAAAACTTGCAGCTGTTTGATAAACTAATCGAATTAGAAGAACACATTCCCTGTCCAGTCCATGGCTTGTCGATAGGGTTGTCTTCTTCTCTTGTAGAAGATATCATCAATGAAAATGTGAAACTCACAAGAGATGGCGAGCTTTATAAGCTGGTAGATGACAATGGAACGACAATAAAATTGTGGAGAGGATCTAGATTCGTTAATCCATAATTGATGATAAACATCATAATGATTGTACTAATCATGATAGACGTCGGCTGAATTCACACCGGAAAGAGACTTATACCGTGGCTATAAAGATGGGCGGACTTAATATCCGCGGAGATTTTACGAAAACAGGGATGAAGGTCAGAAGCTCGGGCGGAGGGGGTGGTGGCATACAGCTTCCTAACATCGTTCGTTCTGGATTACTGATGCAGCTAGAGGGATCGGCATTCTCAGGCGGTTCTGTGTGGCAAGACCAATCAGGCAACGATCATAACGCTGAGCTCGTCAATGGGCCAACCTGGAACAGCAGTGGGTGGTTCGAATTCAACGGAACGAATCAATATGCCGTGCTGAACAACGACGCCTTCGTTTACGGCGAGGAGCCAGAACGCACGCTGTCGACGTGGGTGTTGTGCCAAGGTGCTGACGGTGTAATTATTGCTTATGGTGTACCAGCATCTCATGCATCTTTTGGTCAGGGAAACTTCAGCTCCACTGGCACGAATCGTTTTTATTGGATCTCAGACGGCGACGTATGGGCTCCTAACACACTCCCTGGCGGTGTATGGCGTAACTTCGTGGTGACCTGGAAAGGTGGACCAGGGGCTCCTGGTCTTCGCCTGTATGTTGACGGACAATTTGAAAACAACGGAGGTTATCGCCCAACTTACACAACTAAAAACGTGTCTTACCTCGCGCGTTATGTGAACCCCTCAAACCCACTTTATTTTTCCGGAAAAATTGGTGAAGTCCTTTCATACGATCGTGCCTTAACCGACACAGAGATCCTTCAGAATTACAACGAAACAAAGGCTAAATATGGGAAGTAAATTGTCGCGTCGCGAGGAGCGACATGGCACCTTTGCTTTACTTTGCTTGGGCAAACCAGCCGCTGGAAATCACACGCAGATTTGTATCATAGGCCCATCGCTGAGAGAAGGCGGGTCACGGGGACGAACTTGTCCTCTCTCAGCTCTCTCTTCACGACGTCGACGTTGTTGTCTTCTAACTCTTCATTCATGTCAGAGACGTGCTGCCACGACAAGACGCACGAGGGTGACGTGTGAAAGCCGTAGAGGTCAAACACTTCAACGAGGCGGTTGGCCACCTCGTCAGCTCTCCAGTGCTGACCTGTCACCACCACGCCGCACCGCTTGCCCCACAGCGGATTGTCTTCTCCGTAGACTGTCTGTCGATTCTCTAGCGTGTTCATCCGCTCGATGAGGGTCTGGAGGAGAGCGGTGTGGCTGCCCCACCTCACGGACGTGGCCCACACCACAGCGTCAGCCCAGGTCAGACCGTCGTAGATCTGCGGCATCTCGTCTCGTCCACCCCACTTCTCGGGCTCGTCTTCGGCGTGCTTGTGTGCCCAACAGCGGTATGGCCCTGCCTCCGGGTCTCCGCATTGGCGACCTCCGTCTGCGTAGCACGACAGGTTCTTCACGATATGGAGCTTGTTTGCGTCGATGTATCGGATCTCGTGGCCACGCGACGCTGCCGCCCTCTCGAAGAGAGACAGGACGGCACGAGACGAAGACCGCCTCTCGTTGGTGGTGGTGGAGACGAGGAGGAGCTTCACTTCTTCTTCTTGCTCTTAGACTTTTTCACCGTGGCCCAGCTCTTTGACGGATTGGCGGAGTTGACGCGCGCCATCGCCCACTGGTGCTGCGACATCCCCTTACGGGATCCCGATGTGGCCCACGCGGCGAGGCCCTTCTTGTACTCGGACTCGACAGAACCGGGAGTCAATCCCCTCTTCTCAGCTTTCTTTCTTAGTGTCTCTTTCGTCTTCTTGCTGAGCTCTTCATTGATGGCTTCAGCTATGAGGTCACGAAGAAGATCGAGTCCCTCTTTCTTGGCAGACTCAGAGTCAGACCTCGGCTTGTTCTTCCAGCCCGACTTCTCGCGTTCAGCCTTCTCCATCCGATCTCTCCTAGCATATGCTCGCTTCACTCGTTCTGGATCGCCGCTCTCCAGATCGGCCTTGGTCTGATCAAGCTGCGCGTCCCGTTTGCTGCCCTGGGGTGCATCGTACTGTGGCGGATGCTCCGTGGCGTCGCTCTTTTTCTTCTTCGCTTCTTCGATCGCCTCAGAGATGAGACGCTGCAACTGTGAGATGCCTAGCTTCATAGTGAGTAAGTATGACTCTCATCCGAGAGATTTTCTTCACAAAACCACGAGAGAATCTGAAACTCCGGAGATGAATCGAGAGTCTCTCACGTAAAAAGATGTCTCAGGATTCCGAGTCGTGGATATGTGAGCCTCGTATCCAAAGCAGCGTGCGAGATGCTGACGTTCTGAGAGCTCGGTGTGGGAATGAGTCTCAGAATCGTGCTCGACGATGACAGACACATGACTCTGTAGTGCAATTCTCAGTACGTCGAGACGTTGAGAGCTAGGACCGTCTACGAGAACGAAGTCGATGCTGTGAAGAGACAAGATCTGACGAACGTCCTCATCACTCTCATACCTTTTCACAGTATGTTGCTTGTTGGAT